CAACTGAAAATTCTTCTGGTTTTACTATATTATAAACCCCATATAAATACATAAAAAACATATAAGCAATGTCAGCTATTGTTACCGATCAATTTAGAATTCTGAATGCAGGCAATTTTGTCGAATCGGTTGAAAATACGTCCAACTCTTATTACATTACTGTAGGTCTACCAAATCCAACTATTACTGGATATGGTAGAACTTCTGATTGGAATACTTCACCACCAGCACCATTAGATAATCAAACCAATAATACACACGCTGGTGATGTTGTATTGTTTGGTAAAAAAATATCTTCTGCAAATGTTAAACGTATTGTTAGAAGAGTTGATTGGGTTGCTGGAAGTAGATATGAGATGTATAGGGATGATTACAGTATCGAATCTCCCTCACCACTAACTAATGCCGCAAGATTATATGACGCAAATTATTATGTAATTAATTCAGATTTTAGAGTCTATATTTGTATAGAGAATGGTTCTAGTGGTACCAATCCAAAAGGAAATGTATCGCAAGATGAACCAACATTTACAGATTTAGAACCAACTAGAGCTGGCACCAGTGGTGACGGATATATTTGGAAATACTTATTCACAGTTTCTCCAAGTGATATTGTTAAATTTGATTCTACAGAGTATATTACTTTACCGAGTGATTGGACAACAACGTCCGATACTCAAGTGCAAGCAGTAAGAGACTCTGCAAATTCAAATACTAATCTCAATCAAATTAAAACAGTTTATATTGACAAAGCTGGCGGTAATTATGCCAGTGGATTAAGTCAAGAGATGAATATTATTGGTGATGGAACTGGTGCAAAAGTCAGAGTTGATGTTGAGAGTGGTAAAATTACAAAAACTGTAGTTACTGCAGGTGGAAAAGATTATTCTTATGCTCTTGTAGACCTTGGTTCTATTAACTCTAATACAACTGGCACCAGCGCAAAACTTATACCAATAATTCCTCCATCTAAAGGTCATGGTGATGATGTTTATTTGGAGTTAGGTTCTGACAAAGTTTTAATCTATGCTAGATTTGATGATTCAACTAAAGATTTCCCAGTTGATACCAGTTTTGCACAAGTTTCAATTGTAAAAAATCCAACAGCAGTTGGAACAAATAATATTTTTACAGGTGCAACTTTTAGTGGATTGAATTCTATAAAATTTTCATCAATTACTGGAACTCCTATAATTGGAGAAAAAATTGAACAGAGTCTTACTAATAATGTAGGAAAAGCATATGGATATGTTTCTTCTTATGATTCTGAAACAAAGGTTCTTAAATATATACAAGACCGTTCATTATATTTCAATCAAACTACTCTAGATCATCAAGATTATGTGGGTATTTCTACTAATGGTAGAAATTACGCTTTTGAATCAAGTGCTAATTTGATTACTGGACAATCATCTTCATTTAGTGGTTCCGTAGATCTCAATTTTTCGGGCATAACCACAAATCCAACAGGAAGTAAACTTATTAATCTTGGTGTTAACTTCACAAGTGGCA